CGATGGCATTGTTTTTCCAGCAAGTCGAAGCTAGCAATCAAGACGGCTGGAAAGAAAACGGCAAACGCTGGCAGGAGTATCACGCTTTCGGCGGTGATGCTGGCAAAGCGTGGACAATGGAACGTATTGTCAAACTTAAATGATGGATAAGCGACAACTCCGCGAACTAGCGAGAACATGGCTTGCTCCCATGGACTCGACGCTTGCGGATTTGTTGGACAAAAGCAATCGCATGACGATAGGTGCATTTCAGCGGGAAGTTGAAAGCGTGATTGCGCGCATTCCGCAGATGTATGGAATGCTAAACAAGCGAGCGTTTGAAAATGCACTTGTCGAAGAAATGAGCGAGGCGGCAGCGAAAGAATTATGAACACTGGCAAAACATTCTTGCGGGTTAGCGTTAAAACTAGCGGGTTGAATGCTGCCTTGTCTTCGATGATAAAGCTACAATCGCCACAGATGCGCCGAAAAGCTATCGCAGCAGGCGCGCACGAAGCGGAAACCGTAGTGCAAGCGTATTACCAGAATCGAGGGCGCAATCTTTGGACAAATGGCGCAGGTCCGACACACGGCGCAGGCAGGCGCGTAACGCAATGGTGGCGCGGCACTGAGGAATGGACAGTGAAAAGCTCAAACGCTACAGGCGCAGTTCTGGAAAATGACCACATCGGACTATCGCAAAAGATCACGGGCGGAACGATTAGAGCCAAGCGGAAAAAGTTTCTAACGATTCCAATACACCCACAGGCGCATGGATTGACGGCAAAGCAATTCAGCCGCACTATTGCACCGCTTTTTGTCATCAAAGGAGCACTAATGATGGCGGGCGAGAACGAAGGTGATAAACCGATTGGAGTTTACGCACTGAAAAAGTCAGTAAATCAAAAGCCCTGGCCAGGTGCATTGCCGCCAGAGAATAGCTATGTCACAGCATTTATGAATGGTGTTCTTGATGTGATAGAAAAAGACGTTACAACATAAAGAAAAATCTTTGTATCCGTATCAAATAGACATGCAAAGATTAACGCATGTCTGGCACGAAAGTAACCGCCGCTTTTCAATCTGAGTTGACTCAGGTGGAAAGTATCGTTTACTTGCCAGAGGGCAAACATCAAATCAGCGCAAGCAAAGGCGGAAAACCTGCCGTGCTGACAGTCGATGTAAACGAAAGCATTCTAGCATCATTCCGCGAACAACTGAAAGAGCGCCAAGAATCTAACGTGCGCCCATTCGCAGGCTTTGACCACAAGACCGGAGCGGCATCGTTTATCCCTCAGGAGTTCCGCTATGAATCCGGCGTTGGCTTAGTGCTAGACGTTGAATGGACGCAAGCCGGACGCGCTGCAATCGACGGCAAGGATTATTCCTACTTTTCTCCTACGTTCCTCGTCGATGACAACGGGACGCCTATCGGACTTCCTAAGCGCGGTGAAATTGGCTCACTGGTCAACGACCCTGCATTTGAGGAAATCCCGCGCATTGCCGCATCGCATCAAGACCAACAAAACAACATCATGATTGAACATCTAATCGAACTAGGCTTAGTAGAAGCCGGACACGACGAAGCTACGGCACTTGAAAGCGCCAAGGCAAAAATCCAAGCATTGCGCGCCGATGCTGAAAAAGCAAACACCGTGCAAGCAAGCGCCGACGAAGCCGCTGGCAAGATTGCTACTCTCGAAAGCGAGATTGCAAACTTGAAAGCTGAGCAATCCGCCGCTATCGAAGCCGAAGCGAATGCATTCATTGAGGAAGCTGTGACCGCTGGACGCATCGCGCCACAAGATGACGCTGCCAAAACATTTTGGTTCAACTCTATCAAAGCCGATAAAGCAAACGCCAATATTCTCAAATCTATTCCTTCCAAAGTTGACCTCGAAAGCAAAGTGCTTGCTGGTCGCGTGGAAGAACCTAACAAACCAGAGCTTAAAGGCATTGACAAGGTGCAAGCCGTATTTGCCGCTCAAAAAGACTAATCTCCAACAACTAAACTAACATGCCTAATAACCTGACATTACTTGATTTGGCGAAACTTAACGGGGCCGACGCTGTTGTTGGACTCATTGAGGAAGTCGCTTCCGTCTCGCCTGAGGTGACTATCATCCCAGCGCGCACCATCCGTGGAACGTCTTACAAGACCGTTGCGCGCAACTCCCGCCCATCTGTAGCTTTCCGACAAGCTAACGAAGGAACGGCAGCCACTAAATCCAACTTCACCGAACGCCTTGTAGAATGCTTCATTCTATCGGCACGCATCGAAGTTGATAAAGCTGTTGCGCGTGGCTACGAGGACGGCGAAGCTGCCTTGCAAGCCATCGAGGCCGCTGGCGTGATGAAAGCCGCTCTCACTACCGTGGGAACGCAAACCATCTACGGCGACTCCGCAAGCTCCAAAGGCTTCACCGGATTGCAAACCCTGCAAAGCGCGCTTGGTGGTGATATCATTGTTGACGCAGGCGGCACAACCGCAGGCACAGCATCGTCGGTTTATGCAATCAAAGCTGGCAACACTGGCGTTTCCTACGTTTACGGCAACGGCACAACCTTTGACCTTAGCGCATTCCGCGAAGGCGATGCAACGGACGCAGCAGGCGCGCGTTATGCCGCGCTCATTGCAGACCTCACCGCATGGATTGGTTTGCAGTGCGTGAACAAGTATGCAATCGGTCGTTTGAAAGATTGCACCGCTGATTCCGGCAAAGGTGTTACCGATGCTAAGATTGCCGAGCTTCTCAGCAAATTCCCGATTGGCGAGACTCCCACTCACTTGCTCATGAATCGCCGCAGCGCATTCCAACTGCAAACGAGCCGCACGACAGCGCCGAACACCAAGCAAGAAGCCTTCACGGGCATCCTGCCAGGTCGTCCGACTGAATCGTTTGGAATCCCGATCATCATCACGGATTCCATCACCGACACCGAAACCCTGAGCTAATCACTAACGAAACAAAATCATGTCATACGAATTTAATCGCAATCAACAGGACGCAAACTATACGTCCACAGTAGCAATCGCACAGGGTGGCGCTAACTCCGCAACCTTTGATCTTGAACAGCCTGTCGGTGGTGACATTGAAGGCTTTGTGATGGAGATTGCCGCGCCTGCCGCCGCTGGTATTACTGACGCGAAAGTAGTGACCTACACGGTCAAAGACTCCGCTGATGGCACTACCTTTGCCGTTCTTGATCCCACTATCGTGACGACCCAAACCGCCGCTGGTGGTGCTGGTATCGCCGCTAAAACGGTGCGCATCAAATTGCCTCCCATCACTCGCCAATATGTGCGAGTAGAGCAAACCATGACTGCAACCGCTGGCACTGTCACCGGAAGTATGGTCGTGAAGTTGCTTTTCTAATACTCTCCAGTGTGGTGTATTCATAGCAAGGGCGCGCGGGTTTAGTATTTCCCCGCGCGCCCAAACTAAAACTTTTATGGCGTGGGCAATTCTAACATTTTCCGGACTTCGCGAACGCTTGTCATCTGACGAGCTTTCCGCTTTGTTGGATGATTCCTCAACGCCAGAGGAAAAGTGCGAATCAGTATTGCAGGACGTGGCACAAGATTTTGCTAGTCGCGTGAATGCTGGCAGGCGTAAGCGCGCTTTACCTCCCGTTGTCAATACTACGCGATATGTTCCATCCGGCGCACAACGTCACGCATACGCCATTGCGCGGCGTGAACTGACAAGCGTATTTCCGTCATTGGCGCAATACAATGGTGACGATAGAAAAGCGGATTTCGAGGAGGCGAACAACTACCTTGACGATCTTGCCAACAACAACGCCGACAGTGACGACGCAGGCGCAACATCATTCATTGCGTCAAATGCAAGCAGCTTTCGTTATGGTGGCAGCACTCTAATGGATTTTTCCACATCGCCATGAGCCTGATTCGTCAAGTAGTTGAGAGCATCGCAGACACCTTGCGCGATCACGACTATTTTCGCACCGTGCCATTGATTCCCGTTGTTGTGGAAGATGTAAAGAACATCGACAACGAGATTGAACGTGCGATGAAATCCGCTGGCGTTATGTGTCTTGTGAACTTCGTGGGGAGCGAGACAGATACACCTGATACGCCCGGACCAAGCATGACGGCTTCCCGCTTTCAAGTTACAGTATCAGAGATTCCGAGCGTATGGCGATCTTCCCGCGCTGGTCATGTTCCTTCATGCACTGAGATTGCCGAAGCCGTGGCGCGCATCATTCATCACACTCAACCATTTGACAAAGACGATGTTGCCTTGACTGGCGGCGTTTTCATTTTCGATGGAATGTCACAACTCGCAAACGATTCTTTCCTGACGCAAGCCGTATCATTTGTGATACCAATTCAACTCTCAAATTTAGAACCAACCCGATAACATTATGCCAACATTTGACAGAACAACAATCGTGCGCGGCCCATGCAAAATTGCATACGACTCCGCGACATTTTACAGTAAAGGTGGCGTTACTTTGACGCAAACAAACGCGACTTTCGACAAGGAATCGGACGCATACGGACCAGTTAGCAAGTCAAAAACTGATTTCCAGATTGTCGTGGAGTTTGAACCCGTTGGCGAGATTGAGGCATTGACCGTGCTTTATGCTTTGGGAAATACCGCCATGGGAACGGGTATTTATGGCGCAACTGACAAGCCACTTGTCATCACCGCACTGGATAAGACCTACACCATCAAAAACGCCGCGATTACGCAGATTCCGAGCATTCGCGCAACCGCAAACAATACCGCGTTCGGTAGCGTGCAATTCACGGGTTTGCTTTCTATCGGCGGCGATCCAGCAGACGTAACCGATTACATGGCACTTTCGACAGGTGGCGCAATCGGCACGGCGTTTGACCCTAGCAAGATTATCACCGCGCCATATACGGCAACGCTTGGCGGCTCGCTTGCTTTCATGAGCGAAGCAGGATTTGAGATTGCCTTTGACCTTGGACTATCGCCCATCACGGTTGACGGCATTGGCACGGTGGACATGGCGCTGCAATCGCTAGGCGCAACCATTACTTGCATTCCGACAGGCGTGGCAGTTGACGCATTCCAGACCTACTTTGACACATTGGACGCAGGCGAGGACTTGGCAAGCGTATCTCTAGACATTTCCACAGCTACAAGCGGAGGTTTGAACTTCGATTGCGCAGCCGTGCAAATACTTGACCTTGCAAGCCGATTCTCGCCTAGTGAAAACCGTCTTGGGCAGTTGACTATGGCAGCTAAACGCACGTTTACCACGGGCGCGCCAAACGCTCTATTTACAGTTGCAGCCGTTTCGTAACATGAAGTATGTTTGTCAGACTCTCAAAAACTGGTTACGCGCTAGACCTCGCAGGCGAAACCCCGCAATCTGAAACTGTCGGATTCGGGATTAGCAGCGAGGGAGTATTTCAGCGCGCCGAGTATATT